GAGGCTGAGCTGGAGGGCAAGATCAAGGGCGCCATGCCCAAGATGCCTGACGTGACCGGTCCGGCTCTGCCCTTCTGATGCCTGATATCCCAGAGATCCGCATCCCGCAGATCCGGGAGATACCCATAAATACACTGCCCACGGCCCCACCGGTCACGCTGGAGCTGGGGCCACCAATTATTGAAATGCCGGGTTGCGTTCCAGTGCACCCGGACGCCAAGCTCAACCCCAGCCTTCTGCAGGATGACCCAGGTCGGGTTGGCAACTGGTGCCCCAACGGCGAGATTCCATCGTTCAATCCGATGGATTTCAGCCCTAACGAGTTCCAACTAGTACGACCAACAACACCGCGCACCGATGATTCCGAGGACAGTGAATCGACGTCCCCTGAACTACCGGCAGTCCCGCGATTACCTCAACCAAATGCGAAGACATCTGAGACGGCAACGGAGGCCGAACCCACCAAACCGTTTCTGGAAAAGGCGCTTGACGGACTACCGCCTGTGGAAGCTGTTGTCACGACGACAACGATTGCCGTGGTGGCTACGACTTCTGCCTTGGTGGCCAAACCACTGGCAGAGCTAATCCTCAAAACGATCAAGCCAACCGTCAAGAAGACGATGACGAAGATCGCGAAGCTGCGGGGTCAAACGATTCCACTGGAATCCGTGTGGGAGCGGCGGGTTTTACAGCGGGAGCGGAACTTGGCAATTCGGACGTTGCGCCGGGCTTTGAAACCGTAATTTTGTGGCGATGCGGCAGCACCTGGCCGGGCTTGGGCACCAGCACCACATCCGAGCAAACCACATAAAACTTGGACCTGGGGTGGAACGATATCCCTTTCTGCGATAGTTCGCCGCAATGCCGCAGTCTGCTCAACTCAAAGTCCAACCGCTTGTTGGCAAGGATCTGACGCTGGAGCGCGTTGTGGGTGTCGGCTGAAGCCTTGCACCGCTCCTGCATTCCACCATCAAGCGGAATACTTACCGTGGCACTAACGCCGAAATTAAGTGCGTGGTTATGCTTCTGACCGCTCGGGAGCTCTTGGTAGTAGAGGATATTTCCTGGGTTGTCCGGTACGCCGTTTTCGTCCTCGTCGGTGGGATCGTAATACGGTGTTCTGACCGTGTCGTTGAACGGCAGCGCGTATGACTTGCTCGTCGTAACGAACGGCGAGACGTTCAACGTCGGCCCTTGGCACGAAATACCCGGACCATATGCGTTGGTCGGGTAAGGCCCGGTAAGCATCTGAATGGCTTGGTTTGTCACCGATCCAGTGCTATTAGCGACCGGATTAGCTGTTGCGTTGGCCTGAGCGAATGCCGGATTAGGCAGCAGAACTAAGGCCCAAAGACCGAGACGGTATCGGTGACGCTTTGTACGGACGTTGTACGGGTGATGTCCGTTGTTGTCTCCAGGCCCGGTCCCGAATAGGACTCGACGAACTGAAAGCTTGCGCCTGGATTGACGATTGACCATGTGGGCTTGTCTTGCAGTTCGAGGCCGGTCCAACTAGAGGTAACCCCGTCCACTGTTTGTGTCTGGGCAGTACCAGCACCTGGAACGATGCTTGACCCAGAGTGTTGCACGTTTGTACCCGATGCGCTGTAGGTGTAGCCGGTCGCGTAGTTGACGCTACGAATCTGCTCAGTTACCTGAGTCGTTGATTCCGTCCGCGATGTCATCGTGCCACTGCGGAAGTTAGGCACAACTGGCACGGCTGCTGCTGGACCGGCCAACAGCAGCACAACAGCTAACCAGCGCATCAGTCGAGCTTGATTTCGGTGACCATCTGCCCAACTGCGCTAGTGCCAGCGCCGCCAGCGGTAAGGCTGATGGCATGATCACTAGCGATCGTTCCAGCCAGGGTTCCGGCAACCCCGCCAGCAGTTGTCGTTGTATCACCGAGCATTGGCAAAGATCCAACAACGCCACTGGTCACGCTGGTGGCCGATGGCACGTTGTCGCCCTCAGTAAAGGACTCGCTGAAGGAGAAAGCGTCGCCAGCAGTAGTGATGCTGTAATCAGCAGCGGTGTAACCAACGGCGCTTCCTGTAGTCAGGGCACCAAGGCCACCAGCGGTATCAAGGGTGATGTTGTTGCCGCTCACCGAATAGCTGGAGCCAATCCGGCTTGCAGCACTTGCCGCAGCATCCACGGTCAGGGAAACCGAGGACTGGATCCGGTGTGTCAGATCAGCGTGCGCAGGACTCGCGCTACCGATCACAATGGCGGTTGCCAGAAGGAGCTTTTTCACTGTTGTTTCTCCTGAGATTTAGCGGTGACTGTGCCGTTATTTTCGTCCTTCTTTTTCTGACCGTTGCCTTTGCCAACAGAAACCCCGAATGAGGCCATCGTGCCAGTCAGCAACGAAGCGGGGAACGTCGGGTCCATCGCTTTCACATGCCCTAAGTAGTTGAGGCTGAGCATAAAGATGGACCAGGACAGAACGGCCAGGCGAACAAAGTCTGCCAACGGCGTGTGGTCCTTGTCGTGATCGTGTTCAGTTGGGGCTGGCATGATGAAACGAGTGTCTAGGTGGCTCCTGTGATTGAGATCCTGGCTGCCATTGCGGGGGCCTCAGTAACGGTAGCCGCAATGAGCGCGTCGAATAACGGAAAACGTGCCATAGAGAGCCGAGACGCTGTGATCCGCCTGACCGCATCCGTCGATAGTGTCGCTACCCGCCTCGACGTACTCCATACCGATATGCGCAGTAGAGATGCCGAAGTATTTAGCCGTTTACGCGAACTCGAAGCAGCAGTGGCACGTATAGAAGGATCGAGACACCAGCACTAAGCTTTTTGTAGTCGACACATACCCATGGAAGACATTCTCACTAGTCCAATCACCTGGGCTGTGGTTGCGCTGATCAGCGAACTGGTCGGTGCATCCAACCTCAAGCAAAACGGCGTTGTCGCTCTGCTCTTGGATACTGTTAAATCACTGAAGCCCAAAGAGCTGAGAAAGTGATCCGTCGTCCAGACGCTGCTGACATCATTGCGGATGTAGCACTTGCCTGCGCCCTATGCGTGGCGGTGCTACTTCCTATACATATTCTCAATAATTTTTCTACTACTCCTGCTCCTACTATAAAATATAAGAATTAATGTTGTCGCTGTACTTGGCCATGACGTTGCGATTAACCGATTTTTTCAATCGATACACCGCAGCGCCTCACCAGATTGCAGCGATCAACCAACTTCAAGATGAGCTGCCGCCGCACCTGCTGGACAGGACGGCATCGTGGTTCGAGATCTGGAAAGCGGGGGGTCGGGTTGAGTGGCTACCCACCCCTTACTTTCATCAGCTTGATCTGCCAAATGGCTACCGCAAGTGCTTCACTGCGGCAGCAGCAATGGTTGCAGCGGACCAAGCCCGCCTGCTCGACCCACATGACTACGACAAAGTACGGGCCAAGTACGGCGACACAACTGAGATTCACGCGCATATCCGTGCTCTCCAGGACTATGGACTGACTGTTGAATTTGTAGACAACGGCACCCCAGACTTACTTGAAACAGAAATCGATGCAGGCCGCCCGGTGGCAGTCGGCTGGCTTCACCACGGTGACCTCAGTGTGGGTGAGCGCCCCAGAGGTTATGGCCATTGGAGCGTGATTGTCGGCTACACGGACCAATTCTTTATCGCCCACGACCCTATGGGCACCCCTGATTTCATTCACGGCGGCCACAAAAATCAAACCGAGTCCAAGTACGTCCTTTACCCCAGACGGCACTGGCTCAAGCGTTGGGAGGTTGAGGGACCTGGAACGGGATGGGCACTGCTTGTTACAGGAGGTTGGTCCGACCTACTTAAGGATGATGAGTAGCGATATACCGAGTAATGTGTTCTGAGCAATAAAAAGCATGTGATTATCCCCGATTATGAGATCCAGCGCCTTTGCCAGCAAGAGCGCATGGTCGTGCCATATGACCTTGACCTGCTAAACCCGGCGTCGCTGGACTTGCGGATTGGCGAAAACATCATGATCGAGGTGGAGCACACGCCTGAGCTGCAGATTCAGTCGATTGCCCACTGCACCAAGGACAATCCATACCTAATGGCACCCGGCGAGTTCCTGCTCACCGAAACCCTTGAGGTGTTCAACATGCCAGCCGATATCTGCGGCATGTTCTGTCTGAAGTCATCGCGGGCAAGGGAGGGTTACGAACACAGCCACGCCGGCTACGCCGACTGCGGATGGAACGGAAGCAAATTGACCCTTGAGCTGAAGAACAACAAGCGCTTCCATAATTTGCCGCTTTACCCAGGCATGAAGATCGGCCAGATGGTGTTCCTGCTGATGGTTACCAACCCTGACCTGG